AACTACTCAGGGATTGGGTACTCTTACAGAGAATGCTAACCGTTACTACAGACGTGTTGCTGTTAAGAACCTCATGTAATTCATATTACATATCGTTTCAAAGAGACTCCTTAAAGGGGTCTCTTTTTTTGTCTAAATATTTAAAAAGTATCTTATAATGGCGACTAGAAAACCACCTGCTGATAGACCAGGAACACCCTTATCTAATAGAAACTTTTTATCACCTGTTGGTTTTAAGTTCTCTCTGAAGAGAGCACCTGGTGTTGCATTCTTTTGTAACCAAGCAAATATTCCTTCACTAGATCTTGGTATTGCAGAGCAACCAACGTGGTTAAAAAATATTGATGTACCTGGTGATAAAATACAATTTGGTGATTTAACTTTAAGATTCCTAGTTGATGAAGATCTTGTCAACTATATGGAATTGCAAAGATGGATTCGTGGATTAGGATATCCAGAAGACATGGAAGAGTTTCGTAAATTGGAAGGTGAAACTGTAATGGCTAGTAATTTTGGTAAATCAGGTGATCAAATTTATTCTGACGGAACACTTCAAATATTAAGTAGCAATCTTGTTCCATCATTTCAGGTAGTATTTACAGATCTATTTCCTTATACTCTTTCAACTGTGACATTTGATGCAACTGATACTGACATAGAATACTTTACAGCAGACGTGTCTTTCAAGTATACTATATACAATCTTACTGATATGGAAAATAAAGCTTTATGAGTCTAAGTCTTGAATCTATTCAAGAGATGTGGGAGAAAGACGCAAAGATAGACAGAGATAATCTACATGAAGAATCGTTGAACATCCCCTCTCTACATGCAAAGTATTTTGAATTATATAATACAATCTTTCTGTTAAGAAAGAAAGCAGAACAACAAAGAAAGAATATAAGACATGAGAGGTATGAATACTTCTCAGGTAAAGCAGATCCTGATGTCTATATAGAGAACCCTTTTCCTAAAAAGATAAGGGATAAGGATACTATGCAAAAATATTTGGATGCAGATGACAAACTGTCCACTAGCTCCCTAAAAATCGATTATTATGATACAATGTTAGTGTATATAGAAAGCATCCTAAAGGTTATTCAAAATAGAACCTTTCAGATAAAAAATGCTATTGAATTTATGAAGTTTAATTCGGGGTTGGGTTAATGTCTTTTAAAGATATGAGAATTATGACTCCTCCAACACAGGGGTTTGTATTTGCAAGATTGGGTGATGATATGGTAGATCACCTATGGAAGATGATACGCAGAGCAGAAAATGATAAAGAAGAATATAAGCATCGGTTAGCAGGAAATCTTACTGCAAGTTTTGGACTGGATGATGATAATGATTTCTTTTATAGAGAAGCATGTCTTCCTCTAGTAAATGCATTTCGTCAAAGTAATAATGGATCAGATCCAGTTAGAAGTTTTGTTCAAACCGATCCTATGACAACTCCATTACTTCTTACAGAGTTTTGGGTAAACTATCAATATCAAACAGATTTTAATCCATTCCATTTTCATGGTGGTGTATATTCATTTGCTATTTGGATGAAGATCCCAACAGAATGGGAAGAGCAATGTAAGTTACCACAGTTCCAAGATATTAAAAAAGAAAATAGAAAAGCAGGAACATTCGAGTTCCAATATACTGATGCACTTGGTGGTATCAGAAGTATGTCATATCAATTAGGCAAAGACTTTGAGAATTGTAT